GTAAAAGAAATGCTTCTTGCCATGGAAGAGCTTACAGACGAAGAGTTCAACGCAGAGTACGGCATGTCAAAAGCAGAAGCAAAAGAAAAGTTTAATTTAGACGAAGCAGAATACCAAGGACGTACTGTTAAACTAAACAAGCCAACACGTGGTGATGTTAAGAAGTTTAAGGTTTATGTAAAAGATCCAAAGACAGGCAATGTTAAAAAAGTCAATTTTGGACACGGTGGCACAAGTGCTAAAAAGGCCGGCCAAAAAACAATGAGTATTAAAAAGAGCAATCCAGCAAGAAGAAAAAGTTTTAGAGCACGTCATAACTGCGATAATCCAGGTCCCAAGACCAAAGCTCGTTACTGGAGTTGCAGGGCGTGGTAGTGTAGTACATTTAGTAATATAAAATAATAATAATTACAGTAATTCAAAAGGAGCAATCAAGATGCAACAAAATGAGTATGACGTAACCGTCATTAACGTAGTTGATGGCGATACAGTAGACGTAGACATTGATTTGGGATTCGGCGTTTGTTTAAAAGATGAACGTGTGCGAATCATGGGAATAGATACCCCAGAGTCAAGAACAAGCGATAGAGTAGAGGACTTGTTTGGTGAAGCCGCCAAAGCAAGACTAAAAGAACTTATGAAGCACGGTGGTAAACTTATTACCACAGAAGACAAAAGTGGTGAGGATATGAAAGGCAAGTTTGGACGTATCCTAGGTGACTTCAAAGTAGAATACAACGGCGAAATGAAACGTGTAACTGAAATCATGGAAGCAGAAGGACACTGTGTTCCTTACTTCGGCGGAAGCAAAGAAGATACACAAGCGGCACATGAAGTCAACAGAAAGCGTTTACTAGCAGAAGGCATTGTTACTCAAGAAGCGTATGAAAAAGCAGTCAAGCAGATGGAAAAGAAGTAACTTAGAAATCATAGTCTGTGGCGACAGTTTCTGTTCACGTGATGAGAGTGCTCCTGGCAAACACTTTAGTGAGCAACTTGAAGGCACAGTAACAAACCTAGCACGTGGCGGGATATCCAATTCCGCCATTTTTATGCAACTACACAGAGCGTTGAAACTAGATCCTGATGTTATAATCTATGCTGGTACAGATCCTGCTAGAATGACTGTACCAGCAAAACCAAATTGGAATGCACAGTTTTCTCCAGGTAACCCACTAGCAAACATCAGATACAACGTAAACGGTCCAGAGCCTTTTGTAAGCCATACTATCCCTTGCATAATGGGAGAAATGGATTTAGGATTGGACCCTGCTGTGATTGACGCTGTTAAAAGTTATTTTAATACACTATACGATGCTAGTTTACAAGGTTTCTTAGATGATGAAATGTTTGCTGGTTACGAGAGTCGTGCTAGAGAACAGAACATACAGGTTATTAATCTAAAGAAACAAGTTGTAGAAATATATAACGAAGCCGCAGAACTAAATGATAATCCTGTGCCCGAAGTGTTTCACACTACCTATCCTACACAAACACTAGCCGCTGAGAAGATTATGAGCATAATCGGTACATAAATAATAATATGACCATAGCAGAACTACAACGACTAGCAGGAATTACTGAGAAGAAGAAATCAAAGTCTCTCAGTAATATCAGTTATACTGCAAACGAAAAAGCTAAAATAATGAAAAAGCGGAAAATTAAACCAGGCACACCCGAATGGTTTAAGTTGTGGTTCAGTCGCCCATATCTCACAGGCGAGAAGCCTTACTAAGCAACCTTTGCTTTAAGTCCCAAATATTGTTCCCACTTAGGGTCTTTGATTTCCACAGGACTGTTGCGCCATGCTGATGCTAGTCCCCAGTAGTCTGGTTTAAACGGTTTGCGTACTGGCTTTTGTAATTTATCAGCCTTGCGAGTATTACACCCTTTGCAAGAAGTTACACAGTTCTCCCAAGAAGTTTTACCACCGCGGGCACGTGGTACGACATGGTCTATGGATAAATCCTTAAAGTCAAATGCATCTGTACAATATTGACACTGGTATAAATCACGCAAATAAATATTTGCTCTGCTAAAACGTACATAACGTTTAGGATTAAAGTATTCCTTGGTAACTGCTACACTAGGCACATTTAAGGTAAGTTTTTCGCTGTTTACGTGCCAATCTGGGTAGGTTTCCAGCACTTGTATGCGCCCTAAGAACATTAATTTGATTGAGTGGTGCCAATGTATTACAGACAGTGGTAGAACTGATATAGGGGTGTAATCTTTGTTAAGTAAGAGTGTATGTGCCATAAGTAATAGTATATAAAGTATATATCACCATGTCAAACGAAGCAAACATTATTAAGACTCCTTATCAGAAGGTAAACTTCACACAGGAGCAAATACAAGAATTTATGAAGTGCGCAGACCCAGATACAGGGCCAGAACACTTTATGAGTAACTATTTTAATATACAGCATCCTGTTAAAGGCAAGATGATGTACAAGCCGTTTGAGTATCAAAAGAGATTAATTAATGCGTATCACAAAAATCGTTTTAGCATAAGTCTAATGCCAAGGCAGACTGGTAAAACAACCACTGCCGCGGGCTATTTGCTGTGGCGGGCCATGTTTAAATCAGACAGCACAATTCTTATTGCCGCACACAAGTACACAGGTGCACAGGAGATTATGCAACGTATTAGGTATGCGTATGAACTATGTCCTGACTTTATACGTGCTGGTGTAGTGAGCTATAACAAAGGAAGTATAGACTTTGAAAATGGGTCACGTATTGTTTCGCAAACAACCACTGAAACAACTGGACGAGGTATGAGTATTACACTACTATACTGTGACGAGTTTGCATTTGTGAGACCTACTATTGCCCGTGAGTTTTGGACATCCATATCGCCCACACTCAGTACTGGTGGTCAGGCAATTATCACATCAACTCCAAACAGTGATGAGGATCAGTTTGCGTTTATTTGGAAACAAGCAAACAAGAACATTGACGAATATGGCAACCCAACTGTTGATGGGTTAGGAGTAAACGGATTCTTTGCATACCAATCTGATTGGTGGGAACATCCCGACAGGGACGACAAGTGGAAAGAAGAAGAAATAGGACGTATCGGCGAAGAACGTTTCCGACGTGAACACGGCTGTGAATTCTTAATATACGATGAAACACTGATCAACAGCACCACACTGATTGACATGGAGGGCAAAGACCCTATAGAAAAACAAGGCCAAGTACGTTGGTATAAAAAGCCCGAAAAAGGTAAAACATACGTAGTGGGATTAGACCCAAGTCTTGGCACAGGCGGTGACCCTGCGGCCATACAAATATTCGAGTTGCCTACCATGATACAGTGCGGCGAGTGGCAACACAACAAAACACCTATACAGCGACAAATTGTTATACTTAAAGAAATCTGTGATCATATTGCAGAACTAACAGGAAAAGCCACCGACATTTACTATAGCATAGAAAACAATACACTAGGCGAAGCAGGACTGGTAGTGATTGCTGAGATGGGCGAAGAGAATATTAAAGGAACATTTCTTAGTCAACCTGTTACTGCAGGGTCGTCAAGATTGCATCGTAAAGGCTTTACCACAACCAACAAAAGTAAAATTACAGTGTGTGCAAAGTTCAAGAGTTTAATTGAAGGTAAAAAGATGACTATTCATAGTCAAAATTTAATTAGCGAACTTAAAACATTTGTGGCACATGGCTCTAGTTTTAGTGCAAAACAGGGCGAGCGTGATGATTTAGTAATGGCCAGTTTGTTGGCGTTACGAATGACACAGGCACTACAGAGTTTTGACAGTGAATTGGATAGTGCAATGCGTGATGGTGTAGATGATTTTGTAGCACCAATGCCATTTATCATGATATGAAGATTACTCCTGTTGACAAGCAACATAATCTATTCTTGGTAGAAGATGTCTACTCTGCTGATATTGTGGATAAGATTCAGGATGAAGATTTTTGGAGTTACGAATGGGAACTTCAAGAAGGACAATTTGAGTGGCCTAGACGAAAATTATTACCACATCATGACAGCATATTGTTTGAATTGGATAAGCATCTAAATACGCTACGTCTTGATATTGCAGATTCGATCAATGGACACTTTCCAGAATATGATTGCTGGAGTAGTTTTTGGCTTGATTACTCTCCATATACTTGTAAAATGCACACAGATGGTGACTTACCAATAGCAATGCAGATATATCTATTAGATAATGCAGGGTCAGAACATGGTACAGTGTTTTATAACCCAGACGAAACAATACGTTACACATTCCCTTATAAGGTTAATACAGGTTACTTGATGATCAACGGACCAGATCAATATCATGGAGTTCCTACCGTACTCCCCGAAGGTCAGTTGCGACTAAGCAGTTACACTTACTTCGGCCCTTTTACGCATAAATAATGTAATGCGTGAATTAGATAACATATCAGCTTCTTTATTTGAAAAAATCCGTGCTCGCTTTGACAATATTAGTTTGGGCAACGACAAAGCCAATCGTACTAGCGATCCTGAACGTGCAAGATTTTTTAACTTTGATTACGTAGGAGAAGATGGAGAGAACTACGGAAATGTTACTGTTAGCGTAATTGACGAAGAATCTCTTAAAGTTTATTACGGTGTAAATATCACAGAAAAAATGTCCGATCTTGATACAAAAAAATGGTTTGACTTTTTAAAAGATTTGCGCACGTTTGCGAAAAGAAATATGTTAAATTTTGATGTTAGAGATATAAACCGTAGCAATCTTGATTTGCGGAACCTAAAACAACAAAGTTCCGCTGACGGTACTTTTGATACTGATGAAATAGTAGCAGAAGCAAAGTTATATGGCGACAATAGAGATAAGCATACCAGTTATGCAGACCTAGGTGAACACAAGATTATTATCAAGCACGTAGAATCAGTAGATACAGACAAACATGGTGCCCGTGCTAGAAACATCAGCAAGATTTTTATCGAAACTCCTGTAGGCGAACGTTTCCTATTAGACCATAAAAACTTGCATGGTGCTAGAGCATTAGCAAATCACCTAAATCGTGGTGGAGAGATTAACGATAACGGTAGCGAAGTTATTGCTGAAATGGTTAAAGAAATGAGTGCTATGCGACACTTTGCTCGTAGCATGAACAACAGAACATTTGAAGATACAGAAACAACACGCATGGTTGAAGCGGCAATAGGTCGCTATCAAGAAGTTAAAAAGAATTTAGAAAGTTTCAAAGGACGTAATGGTCACGCATTACTTTTACAAATGGCAGAAAACTATGCCAAACCAGAAGATAATGTTGATATAGATGAAATGCGTGAACGTTTTGTTAAGAAGATTTTTGACGATAGGCTTAATGACGCATTACCATATGTTCATAGAGCCTACACAAGTCAATTTGAAGATTGGGCCACAGACGTTACAGAAGAAACATTTGGCCCAGCCGCAACTGATAAGCTGACAGAACTATTCGACGATCCAATCACAGTTGGTGTTGACGGACAGGATGCTATTGCCGCAATAGCAGGTATTAGTTTTGTTGATAACGATGATTTATCAGCTCAGTTACAAGATTTAAGCAAGCAAGGACCAGATGTAGATGCAAGGCCCATGATTGCTGCCTGGCTAGCCCAAAACGGTGAACCAGACCTAGCAGAAGAACTTGAAGCAATACTGCAATCACAAGCAGTAAACACAACCGCTCCTGCACCACGCCCACAAGAACCAGACAATGACACATATGCGGCATCAACAATGCCCGCGGGCAACACTCCCCCAGCTGGTGTCGGGACCGTAAGCGAAGATGAAGATTTGAATATGATTCGTTGGCTAAGCGGTTTGGACAAAAAATAAAAATTTTTCCTTGACAGATAAATAAATTTGTTATAATATTACACAGTGCAATATTATATCTAGGCACATTTATTACGGCAATTTTATTAAGGAGAAATTATTATGGCAACTTCATTAGCTGAAATCAGAGCAAAACTACAAGCGCAAGACACCCGCGGACAAGGCGGCAATTCACAAGGTGGCGGCGACAACGCCATTTATCCACACTGGAACATAGCAGAAGGTTCCAGCACAAGACTTAGATTCCTACCAGACGGCAACTCAAGCAACGACTTCTTTTGGGCAGAACGCCTAATGATTAGACTTCCGTTTGCAGGAGTTAAAGGACAAGCAGACAGCAAGCCTGTTATTGTACAAGTACCTTGTGTAGAAATGTACAAAGAAGCATGTCCTATTCTAGCAGAAGTACGTGGGTGGTTTAAAGACCCAAGTTTAGAAGACATGGGTCGTAAGTACTGGAAGAAAAAATCTTACTTGTTCCAAGGCTTTGTGCGAGAAAATGCTCTCGCTGATGACAAAACCCCTGACAATCCTATTCGTAGGCTTGTGATTAGTCCGCAGATCTTTAACTTGATCAAATCGGCACTAATGGATCCAGAACTAGAAAATCTTCCAACTGATTTTACAGCAGGATTAGATTTTACAGTTACAAAAACCAGCAAAGGCGGCTACGCAGACTATAGCACCAGCAAGTGGAGTAGACGTGAGTCAGCATTAACAGCAGACGAACAAGCGGCTATTGACACACATGGTCTGTTTAACCTCAGTGATTTCTTACCAAAGCAACCTGGAGAAGTCGAACTTAAAGTAATTAAAGAAATGTTTGAAGCCAGCGTTGACGGCGAAGCATATGATGCAGAGCGTTGGGGTCAGTATTATAGACCAGCAGGCATGATGGTAACAAACACGGCACCAGCAACACAGAGCGCAGACTCATCACCTTCTGTAGCACAACCTACGCCTAGTGCGGAGACTGCTACACCCGCTCCAGTTGTTGAGGCCGCACCCGCTACTGCTGCCGAACCTGTAACAGCAGAAGCACCTGCTAGTGACTCCAGCAAACGTGCTGAAGATATACTAGCAATGATTAGAAATCGCAGTAAGTAAATTACTATTTCTAATAGTACTTGTGTTAAATATGTTGGGGTTACCTTTTGCCCCAACATATTACCTTTTATAACATATGAATCCAATTAAATCTATTACATTCGGCCTTGACCCCTCAGCACCTCCTGCTTTTCTACTAGATTGGGAATTGACTAAGAAATGCAATTTAGATTGTTCCTATTGTGCTATAGGTGAATTTGGTGGCCATGATAATAGTACACAGCATCCACCACTGGCGGAGTGTGTAAAGTCCATTGACTTCATGTATGAATATGTAGACTTGTACATGCAGTATCGGAAAGAAAGCAATAGAAAAGTTGTGCTGAATGTATACGGTGGTGAAAGCCTAGTACACCCGGACATACTTAAAATCCTAGAATTAGTAAAGCAGAAATATCAACAGTATAAAGATCGTTGGGAACTTACAATTACATGCACTACAAATGGTATTGTTGGTACCAGGATGTGGAGTAAAATTATTCCATATATTGACGAGTTTATTGTAAGTTATCATCCTGAGAACATACCCAAGCAAAAAGAACAGTATAAGAAAAACATATTGCAACTGAAAAAGATAAACAAAAGTTTCAAGTGTGTGATGCTGATGCACAACGATAAAGAAATGTTTGATGATGTAGAACGAATGGTACAGTATTGCAAGGACAATAGTCTACCATTCTTCCTTAAACGACTAGACAACACAGAAGAACAATGGGCCTATACTGGCAAGCAGTTTCAAAAAATACAAGCAAACTTCACAGGTAACGAAGTTGACGAATCTGATGAAAAAGTATTAAGTATAGCAAAAGGTAGAGCTTGCTGTGGCGGACGTAAAATGTGTGTGAACGGGAATTATAAAGAAAACTTACTGTATATCAACAAGCAAGGATTCAAAGATTGGAACTGTAGCGTTAATTGGTACTTTTTATTTCTTAGGCAATACAACGGTAAAGTTTATTCTAGCACAAAAGATTGTCTAACAAGTGTAACCACTAACCGTGTTGAGCCGTTGGGTAATATAAACAATTACCAAGTAATGTTAGACACACTTAGATCACAACTAGAAACAAAAACCATGCCAGTAATTAAGTGCGTAAAGGATATTTGTGTTTGTGGGTACTGCGCACCTAAAGCTACTACAGAGTCTGACCTAAACGAACTTTTAAAATATAGAATAGACATTGATGTATTAAACTATGTTAAGTCAAATTGATACAATATTATTTCCGGACTCCTGCGAGGTATTAGAAGTTGCTCCGCGAAGATTTGTGTATCCTATACACAAAAACGGATCGACTAGTTTACACAACTCTGGATTTAGAAAACTAGAGCTAGAAGAAATAAAACAACTAGACATAATTGAAGTATTTGTCCGCGATCCTGTTGAACGTTATGTAAGTGGTGTAACCAAGTTTGTTGAAGACATCCAACTAGATGACTATACAGTTTTACATTTTGTTGAAAACTACCTGTTTCTCAACAATCACTATGCGCCACAGTTATACTGGCTACTTAATTTACAGCGTTTTACTGATGCTAAACTTATATTACGTCCATTGGACCAACTAAACACTATTACCAAATTACATCACAATGTAAGCAATAAGAATAAATTAGTAAGTGTAAGCGATAAAGTTGAATTTTATCTACAGTTGGATCAAGTTCTAGTAGGTGAACTACTAGGACGTATGGTTACGTTTAAACAGATAGTGCAAACAGTAAAGCATCGTTATCCACAAGTATACAAAGAAGTTATACAGAGATCAAAAGATTTATGCAGTGTCCTCGATTAGAACATTTTGTTAGATTCAACCCAGGCGGTACTGTAAGCCGTTGTGGGCACATGGTGGATCCACCAAAGTTTGCCAGTCTTGAAGAAATGGAACACAGCGACTGGATGTATCGTATTCACATGAATGAGGACTGGCCTGCAGAATGCATACGATGTCGTGATACTGAAAGTGTCAACGGCAAAAGCATTAGACAAAATGCTATAGAATTTGACAAACAACAAACCAAACATGATTATCTCACAGTAGGCGGCATACTGGACAACGTATGCAACAGTGCATGCTTTAGTTGTGATGCGTCCTACAGCACAAAGATTGGCAGTTTAACCAACAAGATATATCCTGTAGTAGACAACAGCAACGCATACTGGAACTTACCACTTGAGCGTGTTGTACACTTGGATATTAACGGTGGCGAACCAAGTGCAAGTAAAAATTACAAACGGATATTGCAAAACTTACCACCTAACCTAAAGTCATTACGCCTTAATACCAATTGCAGTTTGGTAATTGAAGAACTTGAAGACATTGTAGCAAGTGGCGTAGATGTAACTGTAACAGCAAGTTTAGATGGTATAGGCGATGTGCATGATTATGTACGCTGGCCTATCAAATGGGATAAGTTTTATAGTAACCTAATGATATACAAGGACATGAATATAAAACTTAACACTTGGACAACAGTTAGCGCACTAAACATTAGAGACTTTAAGAACATTATCAAGTTTGTAAAGCAGAACAAGTTAGATCACAGTTATGCATTTTTGGAAAAGCCAGATGTGCTGAGTGTTAAGTATAGAAACAAGTTTACCAGTGCATGCGCTGGACAGTTTGATTTAGTAGCAACCCAAAGAAACAATGACTTTGAATTAGAAGCATTCTTAGAAGAACAAGATAAAGTTAGAGGGATCGATGAAGCCTTTCGTTGAAATCAAAGCAGACGTTACAGACATTGCAAACGAAATAATCGACTATATATCTGCAGACGACAGCATTAGTCTGTACAAAGGTAGCCCTTGGAAGTTTTTAAACACACGCAATTTGTTTGCTAGTAGTCCTGCACTGCTTGACTTTTTTAAACAACACAAGTTATTAGTTAAAGACAGTGCTATAACATATATAACAGATACTAATGATTTACCTATGCACGTAGACGAAAAGCCTGTTATAGCAAAAATGAACTTTCCTGTGCTTAATACCAAAGGCTGGACAAACAAATGGTTTACAGTAGACAATCTAGAAAACTACCCAAAAGTAAAAAATCAGTTTGGCAGTGAAGTATATGATTTATCTGGAGCAACGGGAGAGTTATTAGCAGAGTATCGTGACATGCCCTATCCTATAGTGTTCAACAGCAGTATTGCGCACAGTGTCGAACAGTACTCTGACAATGCAAAGATACCAAGGATTGTAGCAAGTTTTACATTTCACAAGGAGCCAATTGAATGGCTAGAATAGCAATAACAGGACACAGTGCTGGCATTGGCCAAGCATTTGCAAAAATTTACAAAGAACAAGGCCACGAAGTTGTTGGACTTAGTCGTCGTGATGGTAATAACATTAGAAACACAATGAAAATGTTAAAATATATAGAGCCTTGCGACTTGTTTATTAATAACGCTCAAGCTGGGTTCGCACAAACAGAACTATTGTTTGCTGTGTTTGAAGCATGGCAAGGTAAACTACACAAGAAGATCGTTAATATCGGTACACTTATGACAAGTGAACCAGTTAGTTGTTTGCCTGGGTTTGATATGTTAAAGTACCACGTGGAAAAAACAACACTGGAAGAAGCCATTCGCCAACTACGTGGACTGCATACTCTGCCTAAACTTTGCTTAGTCAAACCAGGAAAGGTAAACACACAAGGAGATAGTGGTGTAAACCCTGATGCATGGGCTAAACGTATTGTTGACATATTAGACTCGGGCACTGACATGCAAGTAGAAGAAATAGCAATTGGAGAATATTGGGTATGGAACCCAAAGATTACTTAACTAATCGTAACTTTTGTCCTATCCCATGGACTGGGTTAATGTATAACTTTGACGGTAATGTTAAAACCTGTATTAGATCCAGTGCGCCCATTGGCAATATACGTGAACAAAGTATAGAGCAAATATTAAACGGTGAAAACAATCAAGCAACACGGATCAAAATGTTAAACAATGAGCCGGGTGAACGCTGTGATCCTTGTTATGAACTAGAGCAAGGGGAGAATAAGTTTGATATTATTAGTGATAGAGTTTTTTACCTGCGTGAACTCAAGCAGGTACCACTGGATACGTATGATAAGGTAAATGCGCATAGGTTAGAAAAAATAGATGTGCGTTGGACCAATCTCTGCAACTTTAGTTGTGTGTATTGTAACGCAGACTTTAGCAGTCAATGGGCAAACGAGTTAGGTATAAAAGTAGACACACCCAATAAACAACAACGAGATGACTTCAAAGCATATATCTTCAAACATGTGGATACACTAAAACATGTTTACATGGCTGGCGGCGAGCCCTTGTTAATGAAGGAAAACGAAGAACTACTAGAGAAACTGTTATTAGTCAATCCAGATGTTAATTTACGCATCAACACCAATTTAAGTCATACAAATACTCGTGTGTTCGATTTAGCGTGTAAGTTTAAGAATGTACACTGGACAGTTAGTGCAGAAACAATGGGTGACGAGTACGACTATATACGACATGGGGGACAATGGGCAACATTCTGCAGGAACCTAAGAAAAATAAAAGATTTGGATCATAAAATTACATTCAACATGTTGTATTTTGTACTTAATCCATTCAGTGTGTTTAAGTTTGTGGACAAGTTTATGAACGATTGGAACTTTCACCCAAACGCTTTTGTAATTGGTCCGTTGTTGTTTCCTGAGTACCTAAATATTAGACATTTGCCAGATAAGATGTTACAATTAGTCGAGCAACAGTTAGAAGAACGCATCGCAGAACATCCGGGATTTTTGTTGGAAAACAGTTATCAAAATTTGCTAAAGTATATACAACAACCGTTTGAAAAGAATTTAACAGAAACATTTAAGCAGTTAGCAGTAATGGACGCCAGACGTGGCGTTGATAGTAGTAAAATATTCATAGATCTATATAAGGAAAAATAAACATGGCAAAACCATTTGATGTAAGTAAATTTCGTAAAGGACTAACCAAAAGCATTGATGGAGTTAGTTTTGGGTTTAGTGATCCAACAGATTGGATCAGCACTGGCAACTATGCACTGAACTATTTAATCAGTGGTGACTTTAACAAAGGTATTCCACTAGGTAAAGTAACAGTGTTTGCGGGAGAATCAGGTGCAGGCAAGAGTTATATATGTTCAGGTAACATCGTCAAAGCCGCACAGGAACAAGGTATTTTTGTCATCTTGATTGATTCAGAAAATGCGCTCGACGAAGCGTGGCTGAAAGCATTACAGGTTGATACCAGTCCAGAGAAACTGTTAAAACTTAACATGGCTATGATTGATCACGTTGCTAAAACTGTTAGCGATTTTATGATAGAGTACAAAACACTAGCAGAAGAAGACAGACCCAAAGTGTTGTTTGTGATCGACAGTTTAGGTATGTTGCTAACACCTACTGATGTTGATCAGTTTAACAAAGGCGATATGAAAGGTGATATGGGACGTAAGCCTAAAGCACTTACTTCGCTTGTGCGTAACACAGTTAACATGATTGGCTCGCTTAACGTAGGACTTGTAGCAACTAACCATACGTATGCAAGCCAAGACATGTTTGATCCAGATGATAAGATATCAGGTGGACAAGGCTTTATCTATGCAAGCAGTATTGTTGTTGCAATGAAGAAGATGAAACTTAAAGAAGATGAAGAAGGTAACAAGATAAGTGAAGTAAAAGGTATTAGAGCAGGTTGTAAGGTAATGAAAACACGTTATGCTAAACCGTTTGAAAGTGTACAGGTTAAGATTCCGTATGAAACAGGTATGAATCCTTACAGTGGATTAGTTGACTTGTGCGAAAAGAAAGACCTGTTGGTCAAAGAAGGTAATAGGCTCAAATATACAACATCAACAGGTGACGAAATTAAACAATTCCGTAAGGAATGGGAACGCAATGAAGGCGGGTGTTTAGATACAATCATGAATGATTGGGGGAACATATCCGAAGGAACATTTACTGACGTCGTAAGCGAGCCCGACATTGATAATTTGGGAGATGAATAATGTCAATTGATGTAGATGTTTTAGTAGAAACATATACAATACTTAAACAATATATTCCAGCTAAAGAATGGCAAGAAGCCGCAGACAATCTAGTAAGTATGTTAAATGATGCAATTAGCGACAAGGAGTTGAGAGAATTTGGCCTTGTTGACAAATATACTAGTTCAGCAGTAAAGGAATATGTTGGTGACGATGACGAAGAAGACTACTCTGATTACGAAGAATAATGTGGTATAATAAAGTTGTAGCAGATCTCGGTAAGATACCAGACTTTATCCGCCACTATGAGAAAGAACTGGATGAGGCCAGGAAGGAAACCTATATCAATGGTAGCCTTGAACGTGCCGCGGCAAATTTGCCAGGCATAACAGAACACCGTTTCAATCAGTTGCAAGAGATTGAAGCAGTTCTGAACTTTTTAAATATTGAACTGCGTAAGATACGTAGGAAATACTTTCAAAAGTATCTTGAGGGATACCAGCGAGCACTAAGTAGTCGTGATGCAGAAAAGTATGTAGATGGTGAAGATGATGTTATACACTTTGAAACATTCATTAACGAAGTAGCACTATTGCGTAACAAATGGTTGGGGCTGATGAAAGGCCTCGAAAGCAAAAACTTCATGATAGGTCATGTGGTTAGATTGCGTACAGCAGGAATGGAAGATGTACAATTATGATAACATTTAAAAATGAATACGAGTCACACGAACACAGTTTACAAACACTAGAGCAGTTATACGAGTACGATAGTTTTCTAGACAGCCTAACTACTATAGCAGATTTTGGCTGTGGTACAGGCAGAGATGTGCAGTGGTGGGCAAACTTGATGACACGTGATGACCCACCTGTGCCACGTAACTTTAAGGTTTATGCATGCGATCATGCAGTCGACAAGTTGCTGGATGCTGAAATACGTGAATATGCAAATGTACATCCAGCAAACATTGATTTAGATTCCAATGACCCACCCCTGAGTGTACAGGTTGATTTTATTTGGAGCCACAACACATTTCAGTACATGACCAATCCTATGCGCACCTTACGTGCCTGGAACCAACAATTGGTAGAAAATGGTATGCTGATGATGATATTTCCACAGTCAACATACACACAGTACGGACATGAAGAAATTGTCTACAGTAATAGTCAGTTGTACTACAATCATAATCTTATACACTTAGTTTACATGTTAGCTGTAAATGGATTTGATTGCTGTGATGCTTACATGAAAAAAGAAGCAGATGACCCATGGATACACACAGCAGTCTACAAATCACACCACGAACCAATGGATCCAAAAACCACAACTTGGTTTGATCTTGCTGACAAGGATTTGATCAATAAGACTTTTGTTGAGTGCTTAAACAAGTTTGGATACATAAGACAAGACAAAATCTTAACACAATGGATCGACAAGGGACTTTACTTTAACAAGAGATGAAAGTTGTATTGGTTACAGGTGGATTTGATCCGCTACACTCAGGACATATTGCTTACTTTCAGGCGGCAAAAGAACTAGGCGACTACTTGGTAGTAGGCATCAACTCAGATGCTTGGTTGGAACGCAAAAAAGATCGTGCATTTATGAATTGGAACGAACGTGCTACTATTGTAAAGAATTTACAAATGGTAGACTATGTCATTGAGTTTAACGATGACGACGACAGCGCAAGAAATGCGATTAAAACAGTTAAGGAAACATGGAAAGACGATGAAATCATTGTTGCCAACGGAGGTGATCGCACAGCACAGAACATTCCCGAGACTGGCATCAGCGGCGTCATATACGAGTGGGGTGTAGGCGGCACATACAAGATGAACAGTAGCAGTGATCTACTTACCAACTGGACAGCGTTTTGGGAAAAAACAGACAGTAGAACCGATCGCCCTTGGGGTCATTATGATGTGCTATATAGCGTACCAGGTGTTAAAGTAAAAACACTTACAATAGAACCAGGACAAAGTCTAAGTCAACAGCGTCATCATATGCGCACAGAGCTTTGGTTAGTAGCACAAGGACGGTGTTGTGTAGGTAATGTTGAGCTTAATACACACGATTACTATAAAATTAATCCGGGCGTGTGGCACCAGTTGCGCAATCCATACAATGATCCTTGTACACTAGTTGAAGTACAATATGGCAGGGACTGCATTGAAGAAGACATAGAACGGCACTAAATACACTATTATGCGAGCAAAAGAATTTATTATTGAATCAAAAGGTATGTTTGGTCGTAACCAAGGTGACCCTTTTGTACATACAAACGGAGAAATAGCAGAGTTTGTGGACGTTGGTGCTTTTCCTGATTTTCAAACACAAGGAAAACAGTACGACAGTCCTGAATCAAGAGATATTAGCATCTCTAATATTGAAAAAGAATATAACACAGTTATACAATGGGTTAATGCGCCTAACGCTACTAGTTTAGCATTTGCAGTTGCAAGAGTGCAAACTTCAGACGGCAAGGTTCTATTGTGGGGCAGGTACTTTAAACAAATATCGCCGGACATGATGAGTAAATGGAGCAACAAAGAAGTGCCTGCAGGTTGGTCATTACAAACCAAAGGTGCAAAGAAAGTTGCTAGTGGATTGGATCCGCAAACACTTATTGGATCAAACCAACAGTTTAAAGGGCCAGGATCTGTAATCCAACAAGTTTCTAAATCTGGCAACGAAATTTTAACAAATGCACTAGAGCAAACAGCACAAGGCAAACTTGCTGTATTCCCAGGAATGGTAGATCAATTAGAAACTATCAGAGACTACTTTGGTGAGATAATGGGACCTGTTGCCATGATGGGCGGTATAGTTGGCGGCCAAGCAGATGAAGCAAAAGTTGCGTTAGCAGGCGGAACAGACTGGTCGAACATGCCTATCTATTGGCCACAAAGTAAAAATCATAATCTAGTAGACAGTGAATTTACAGCACCCAATGGTGTAAAGATAGGTGTTAGTTCAAAGGGTGGTAAAGGTGCTGCCGCAAGTGTAAAGAATCTTTATGACAGTTTGATATTAAATCAAAAAAACGTAGAACTAATGCGTACAGTAGAGTATGCCGGGAGCATAGTTACTGCTATTGCAAAAAACACAGCAATGCAAGGACCGTTTGTATTGGGAGAAATGTTAGGTATAAGTACCCCTGCACTGCGTAACGAAGTAAACAGTTGTATAGAATCAGGTAAACGTGATTTTGACGGACTGAGTGAAGAAGCAACAAAGTTTGCAAGCACAATCAAGTCAGACCCCAGCAAGCCTGGTTTCAATACAGGTTACGCTATACTAGCAGGATTAGCAAAAGCAGTTGCAGGCGTTGTTAATAGCAATCCAGAATTCACAAAAGGTGCGTTAGCACTCCTAAACACAGCCAGCATTGTTCAGCTATATACAAAAGTTAGCAAGAAAGGCGATGATGTTGCAGTTACATCATACGAAGCAGTTTATCCGCCTAACTTTAAAGGCACTATACTATTAGACAACGGTAAAACATACTACGGCGGAGTTCCTAAGGGTAAGTTCGCTTTTAAATTCAATTAATTTATGAAAACAATGCCCACCCTGGAAATTACAACCATGATTGGCTGTCCACTCATGTGTAATTTCTGTCCCCAAGAAAATCTAAGACTCAAGTACGGTGAAGACACCAAGTACATGAGCTTGGACACATTCAAGACAGCAGTCGACAAAGTACCTCCGGATACACGTATAGACTTTAGCGGAATGGCTGAAGCCTGGGTTAACCCAGAAGCAACCAACATGTTACGTTATGCACTAGAGTCCGATCATCGTGTTGCTATATACACCACACTGTATAACTGGACAGTAGATACTGCCAATGAAGTATTAGGTCTGCTAACCACACACAAACCGTTGGTAGACACATTTAGCATACACTTTCCAGATGAGTATGGCAACATGAAAGGCTGGAAGTACACCAAAGAATGGGAAGATGTTTACAACATCATGACCAGAGGTGTGCAAACTGCAGGCATCAAGCTAGAAGCAATGACCATGAGTGACCACGGTAAAATACACCAGGATCTACAACATCTGGGTGTACAGTTGTACAATTGGTTCGGACACGATCGTGCAGGCAGTTTAAACAAACAACAAGTAGAGACAGATCAAGAAATCAAATTCATTGAGCGACACGAAAAACCTGTACGCTGTAGTAAAACAATCAACTACGACCAATGGGTGTTGCAACCAAACGGTGATGTAGTAATATGCTGTATGGATTATGATTTGAAGCATGTGATTGGCAATCTAAACAGAGACAGTTATTTTGATTTGTTCACTGGCCCAGGCATGGTCAATTTACTAAGAGAAAATACCAAAACTTGTTTCTCAGACAAGAGCTTGTGCAAAAGTTGCACAGATGCATTACCGGACAAACTCACCTATCTAGTTGACATAGTATAAGCAATCGCTTATAATAGTGTTATGACTGAAAAAGAACGAGAAATCTTAGGGATAACCCAAGAAGAATGCGCTGAAGTTATACAAGCAATCAGCAAGTGTGTGCGTTTTGGTATAGACAATAGTCACAAGTCCGGCGCTACGCAACGTGAAAATTTAAGTATGGAAGTTGGCGATTTGGTATGCATGATTGGGCTAATGATAGAAGCCGGACTAGTTAAAGAAGAAGATATAAATCGAGCCAAAGACGAAAAGATTGAAAAACTAAAAGTTTACAGTAATATTTTTAAATGATAACACGCATAATGATGATTGGCCCTGGGCGTTTAAACGATGCCTGTTGCGCACTAAGTTTTGATGAGTTTTTGTCTCCAACTATAGACCAAACTGTTATTGTTAGTCCGTTGAGCAGTACTGATATTTTAGAAAAGTTCGCACAGTTCCCTCATATTGATCTGAGTAAATTGGTATTCAAAAAAGACAGCGATTTTGATTTACCTGGCTGGGACGACAGCTGGTACAAACAACAAGGGTTAAAGTTCAGCCTATTGGATAGTTTAGACTCGGACATTGTAATACAGGATGCAGATGTATTTTACTTACAGCCATGGGAGTTTATACAAGACGGGCATCCTGTTTTTAGAACAGAGGATGTGTGGAACGACCACCATGCGATATATGAACAAGCGGTTAAGCAGTTAATTGGTGCAGGCCGTGTTAGTAATGAAAGTTATGTAACAGAGTTTATGCCTTATCTCAAACAGGACTGGGTTGGACTTAAACAGAAACTAGGTAGTGACTGGAAAACAGCAATCGAAAGTGTTGCGCCGTTCGACGACACTAAATGGTTAAGTGAATATGAACTGCTAGGAATTTACAAGAGCGTTTATGATCCGGATAACTATCATTATATCAAAGATCGAATGCCAATATTTCAACATATAGAACAACTAGAAACACTTGATTGGTCAGAAGCAAATGTAGTAAAGTTTAAAGCAAGACCCCTTAAAGGAATGAGGGAGCAAGATGCACACAGAATAATAGATTATTTTAAGAGGATAACAGCATGACATTTTTAGTAACAGAAGCCTGCGTAAAATGCAAATATACAGATTGTGTAAACGTCTGCCCAGTGGATTGTTTTTATGAAGGTCCGAACTTTTTAGTGATCAATCCAGACGAGTGCATTGACTGTGCAGTGTGTGTTCCAGAATGTCCTGTGGATGCAATTGTTGCTGATAGTGATCTAGATGGTGCAGAACTTGATTACTGGTTAAAAATAAACACAGAACTCAGTGAGCAATGGCCTAATATCGACAAAGCCAAAGACCCATTACCAGAAGCCGAAGAGTACAAAGACATCAAGGATAAACGAAATCTAATAGAAAAGTAATGGCCAAGAAGAAAAACAGCAACGAGGCCAAAGGACGTTACAGTTACGACAGTGAAATAGGTGGTAATCTTGTAGAGTTTTTTAACAGAAATGTAACTCCTTATGCCACTGAAGCAGGTGGCCCAAAGTTTGATCTAGTTCCTGTTGAAAAGCAAAAAGACATTATGATCAATGTTGCTCGCATGCATGCAGAGCAAGAGTACACTCGTATAATGGATCTTGTAGCAGTACTACAAAAACAAGCAGAACAAATTAAACGCAGACTGTATATAACTGACGCTGTTCACGCCGCATACTACGAGTTCCAAATATATCACGGCCAGATTTATTATCTAGTATGGCATTCTATACAGAAAAGAACAATACTTACTTTAACAGGCGAGAAAGACTGGAGCACCAGTGCTCCGGATGGATATGAATACTTGGCTAGGGTAAAGTGGTTAGGTGACTATACGTGGATCGAAGTTGACAATGATGGAAATCCTGTGGATTCTACCACACAAACTTCTTCTGGTAGTGACGCACAATCTTAGCCAGTTCAATTTCAAACACAGCCTCTGCTCCCCAACCTAGTCTACGCAACTTTTCATCATCAATACTATAACGCACATCCTGTCCTTGTCTGGTAACTGACAGGTCTAAATGTCGATCAGTATCGTGTTCTTTGCCTTTATAGAACATATTAATAATATTACGTGCTACTACAATGTTCTGTTCTTCATAGTTGCCGGCAATATTAAAGATTTCGTTTTGTACACCACTTTCGATTAAAGTGGTTACTGCTTCAGCAGTATCGCTAACATGTAACCAAGTACGTCTTGGTGTACCAGCATCGTGTAGTGGGATAGTTCTACCCAGTTGTAGACTTTTTATACTTTTTGGTATAAACTTTTCAGTGTATTGATTTACACCGTAGTTGTTTGTAGGACGTACAATAACATAAGGAACACCAAATGTTCTTGCCCATGCTAGTATCAATTGATCTGCGGCAGCCTTGGTAGCACTGTAAGGATTGCTAGGCTTTAATAAATCTGTTTCAACGTGACTGCCGTCTACTATATCACCGTAAACCTCGTCAGTACTAAAGTGTAGCAGTGTAGGCATCTTAAACCGGTGTTTTTCTTTAATTAAGTTTAATAAATGATGCACTCCGTTAACATTACTGCGCAAAAATACATCACTACTTACTATACTATTATCTACATGTGTTTCAGCGGCTGTATTGATAATATAATCACAATCGTACAAAAAGTCTATGTCATTAATGTCTTTGCGTTCAAACACAAAACGATTATTTGTTTCGAGCTCCGCAAGCAAATCTTCATTTGCGGCATAGGTACCTTTGTCAATACCACGCACATACCAACCTTTGCTTAAACAGTGTTGTGCAACATGATATCCAATAAAGCCTAAACAGCCTGTAACATAAACAACTTTAGTGCTCATGGTGCCGCCTTATTTTTAGTTCCAATTTAATAATTTTAGCATGAAGTTTTTCTGCCTTCTTAGTTCTATGACGTGCCTCTGCTTTAAGTTGTTTTAGGTAAACATGTCGTAGTTTTTGTCTTAGACGATTTATCAGTTTGCTCATAGTTTTCTTCTTAGGTTTAAGTAAGCAGGCTCTGTGCTGAACAAGAACTCTTGCCATATGTTTTCTAAATCTTCTACTGTGCCTGGTTTGTACAGTTTGATATTAGGCAATGCTGCCAATACCTGTTCGTCGTCGTGTGCCCAATGGCTTACACCATCATGGCTGTAATCATAATCACGCCCGCTACCAATTAACTTAACAGGGATACGTTCGTGATTAACATAGTTGCGCAACAATTCAAATGGTCTGTACAGCAAAAAACTGCTCATGCTGTAGCACACAGGTATTACACCTTCGTTGGCCATTCCAACTGCTACACCAGCCATGGTAAACTCTGCGGCTCCGACATTGTAAAAACGTTCTGGAAATGCCGCACGTACTTGATCCAATACACCAAATCCCAAGTCAGCAGTAACAACACGTACATGTTCAGAGTCAACCATACTGCTTAACAACAAGTCTGCCGCTTCACGCCTCATTGATCAACTCCTTGTAGTCTTGTTCTTTGAGAACGTAATAGTGTGTGAGTAAATCTTTAGCAAATGACCAGTCGGGTAATTCACTTTGTCTTATTCTAATACGTGGCATAAAAGCTCTTAATCTATTGATCAGTGTTGCAGAGTCAACAGGATCGTATGCACCCATACCGTTTATGTTTGCATAAACTTCTATGTTGTTGACCTTGTTGTCTGTGATATAACGTAGACTTTCCCATATGCTACCTTCGGCGGCTTCACCGTCGCTGATCATGCACCAAACACGCTTTTCGGGTGTTGCCAGTGCATGTCCAAGTGCAATAGGGAGGCCACTGCCGAGACTGCCTGTACTACAGTACAAATGATTTTCAAGATCTCTACCCGGATGGATACCATGTTTATGCAACATGGCTACGGGATCAACTCCGTAGTATTTCTCGAGAACTACGTACAGTGCAAGTCCGGCATGGCCATTGCTCAGTATAAAAACTTCGTCGTCATTGCGATGATGATATATTTCTTCAATGATCGGCAATGCACTAAGCGTACTGCTTAGGTGACTAAGTTTTTCTTGATAGGTTACGTCTATAAGTCTACGTTCTAGTTCGTTCATGCTTTGAATGCGTATAGTTGATCATGTATAACTGGTTCAACTGTGTAACCACAGTTTTCAAACACAGTTTTTAATTGTTGTCTGTTCATTTCCAAGTTACCTGGCCACGGTACTTCTCCGTTGTTGGTCTGATGTACTTCAACAAACCAAAAGTCAATCTTGTCTGCTACAGCACCTACTGTTTCTTCAGTTAGTGCAATTGCTTCTGACCCTTCGATATCACACTTGACAAAGTCAACATGATCAATCCCAAGTTTTTCAAGCAAACTTGCAACAGTAATCCCAGGCACGGTAATTTCATCGCCTTGGTGACTCACTAAACTGTTTGTTGTGGAGTTTTCGTTTAGGTAAAAACTTACATCTGCATCTTTGTTGTTGATAGCATACTGATGCATTTCAATTTGCTTGGCATCTTTGGTAACTTCTTGTGCAATTCTAAATGTGCTGGGTACTGCTTCCACCGCAACTACACGTTTGCAACTGTCTGCGGCATATAAACTAAACAGTCCTACGTTAGCACCTAAGTCCAACACAGTCATGTCTTCACCATCTGCAAATATTGGATCATACATGCGTTCTTCGTTAATCTGCCTAAGGATCGTACCTACATGATTTTCGGGCTCAGCAAAATGTGCTACTGCTTCCTTGGATTCTGCAACTACTTTTATTTGATTATTCTTACTTGTTGTTAGTTGATGTTCTCTCATAATGTGCCTTGGTTAAAAAATATATTATACCTTCTTCTAATGAATAGTTACATTCGAATCCCAACTGTTTAGACTTGCTGGTATCGCACACCCACAGTTTACTTTCGAATGCTTTCCTAATTTCAAATACTTCTGTTACTGGTGCTGTTTTCTTTGTTACTTTTTCAAACAACTGCAATACTTCTTTGTTGCTTACCTGCACTCCGCTACCAAAATTGTAAATTTCTCCTGGTGCAATGTTGTCTTGTGTTAGCATTTCTATACCACGACAAAAATCATGTATGTAGATAAAGTCATGATAGCCTTCGTATAAGTTCATGGGCTCATTGTACTTGAATGCTCTCCACAAGTGCGGGAACAGTCTATGTGGTCTTTCACCTGGTCCATAAACACTGTAAGGCCTGGCTATGTAAATCTTTAAATTGTGCGCTCTTGCCCAACCTTGGCACATCATTGTGGCCGCGGCCTTTGTGCCTTGATAAAAGTCCACTGGCTTCAGTAGTGTGTCTTCTGCTGTTGCATATTCTGTTGGACCATATTCACTGCTACTGCCAATCTGTACCATGCGACACTTTGCATCTCTTACATACTCAAGTATCTTGTATGTAAGCATGATGTTTGGTTCAAACATCTTGTCAGCATCATATATCTCTGCCGCACAGTTTATTATAACATCTGGCTGGAAACTTTGCAACTGTGCTGTGATATCTTCAGTACGAACATGCAGTGTAACAGCATGTCCTCTGGTATAGAAATAATCTACCAAATTCAAACCTACGAATCCAGTACCACCTGTGATGTAAATCTTCATCTGATTATTTGTCTACCAACTCGCTCTGCTCTTTTGAGTCTAACGTTTTTGTAAGTGCCGGGCCAGTGTACTATCCAATCACCCTGTTCCCATGCACCTGAGTTGCCCATGATATCCATGCTGGCATCACAGTAGTCGTAAATTTGCGGTTCGTAACTGTTCATATACTTTTGCGGAACAATTTTAACAATATCCTGGTATTCATCAATGGTATCAATCACAACCTGCTGTTCTGCCCATTCTACCAATATATAGTCTGGCTCTTTGTCTATGATCATTTGCAAGTATGCACGACCCTGCTCGGTGTTGCGTACTAGGAAATTACCAGTGTTTAGATTCAACCTGTCTACAGGAACAACAACATGGTAATCGTTATCCGCTTTTTCGTCAATAGGAATAGTCAGGTTGGTAATCATTGCATCACACTCACAAAACAACAACCAGTCAATGTCAGGATGCAATTTAAAAAGTTCTAGTGTATAGTGTATTTTGTTGAAGCCTGTGATCTTGCTGTACTTCATTTCGGTTAGTTCGAAGAACTTGTAACCGTAGCGTTCACAGTATTCTATTTTGGGTTCATTTGTTAGTTCAGCGAGGTCGCGATAGTTGTCATCATATAGCGTCGCTACTGCATGTGGCATATAGTGTCCTTGAAAATCATTTGTACGAATATTTATTATACTAAGTATTGCTATGAAAATATACGACAGTTTCACCTTTTTCAATGAGTTTGAGCTTCTTGAACACAGGCTACGTGAACTATATGATCATGTAGATTACTTTGTACTAGTAGAAGCCAACAGAACATTCCAAAACGAATCCAAGGAACTGTTGTATTACGACAATCGGGAACGTTTTGCACAATGGGCAGATAAAATCATCTACTATCCTGTTACCGACATGCCCGACAATACAGACACATGGGGCAGGGAAAGACATCAGCGTAACGCTATATTAAAAGGTGTAGAAGATGCAGACGACAACGATATAATCATAGTAAGCGATATAGATGAAATACCTAGAACTGAAACCATAGCCAGACTAAGAACAAGCAGTGCCAGCATATGGCCATTTAGAATGCCCTTGTTTAATTTTAGGTTCAACTATATGCTTACCAATCAGGACAACTATGTTGTATGGAGCAGTGCATGTAGGAAGAAACTGTTGGACAACCCAGAAGACTTTAGACGAGCAAGACATCAACTGCAAGGCTTTCCGTATAACCACAAAGACGCTAATGTGGAAATGATAGAACATGCAGGATGGCACTTTACGTATTTTGGTAATGAAGATTTTGCCAAACAAAAAATTGCCAGTTTTGCACATGACGAAACCAACGATCCGTGGATACTAAACCAATTGGATGTTGAAGAAAGCATACGCAAAGGGCATGGCATTATACAAACAGATGAACGCTACAAGTTTACACCTGTTGCTCTAGATGATTACTTCCCAGAATCCATACGCAACAGCACCAGTGTTATCACAGGTGATTACCCTTCCGCAAGAACATTCCTACCAAAGTAACAAAATCTTAATGTTAATGTAATATTACTGTAACACTATTATGTTTAAATAATCGTGTGCAATGCACGATTGCACAATGATGTACATTTAATATAGGAAAAAGTAAAAAATGAAAAAAACTTTAGCAGTAGCACTGGTAGCATTTGCTATGACATCAACTGCGTCAGCAAGAGATTATATTAGTATTGCTGGATCTTCAACCGTATTTCCATTTGCTACAATCGTGGCAGAGAAGTTGGGACAAAATCCAAAATTCAAAACACCAGTAGTAGAATCAGGTGGTTCAAGTGTTGGTAAGAAAGGTGTATGTGATGGCATTGGTACACAGTTTACTGACATTGGTAATGCAAGTTCAAGAATGAAAGTGAAAGAGCTCAAGTATTGTGATGACAATGGTGTCAAACTTACTGAAATCAAAGTTGGTTACGATGGTATTGTAGTTGCTAACAGTAAACAAGGTGAGCGATTAGTTATCAGTCGTAGTGACTTAGGAAAAGCATTAACCGCAGAAGTTCCTAATGCAGATGGAACTGCTTGGATTGCTAATCCTTACAAGAAGTGGTCAGATCTAAACTCAGCATATCCTGACGTAGACATTCGTGTTTATGGTCCTCCAACAACATCAGGTACTCGTGCTAGTTTTGTTGAGATGATTAATCAAAAATCATATTGCGGTAAAGACCCAGTTGCAAAAAAACTAAGTGCAGAGCGTGGCGACAAGAAAGGCAAGAAGTGTCGTGCTATGCGTACAGATGGTGCTTACATTGAAGCAGGCGAACAAGATAACTTGATTGTTCAAAAGTTAAATGAAGATAAAACAACATATGGTATTTTTGGTTTCAGTTATTTAGATCAAAACAGTGATACTGTTCAAGGTGCTGTACTTGATGGTGTAGAGCCAACATTTGAAGCAATTGGCAGTGGCGAGTACAAAGCATCACGTGCTCTTTATTTCTACGTTAAACACCAGCACATTGGTGTTGTTCCAGGAATTGAAGAGTATATGTCAGAGTGGTTAAAGCACTGGGGCGATGACGGAGTACTGTCAGATGCTGGTATGATACCACTAGGAAAAGTAGAGCGTAAAGAAATGATAGATCGTATGATTGATCTGCCAGTTCTAAAGGCTAAAGATTTAAAGTAATTTTAAGAAAAACCGGGCGCAACGATAGAGTGTCCCTGGAGCTCGTAACCAGGACTAGTTAAGTATGTTGTTTATTGGCAACACTAAACTATAAGTAATACCGTAGTTAATAGAGGTGCCGCAGTGAATGTGGTATTTTTACAACAAAATACATTGGAGATATAAATGAAGAAAATTGTAGCATTAGTATCAGCAGTTGCACTTGCAACATTAATCGGTTGTGGTGCAAAAGACGCAGAAGCAGATGACAACTGGAACACATCAGAGCACAACTATAACCTTAGCAGTGGTAGTTGGGGTCTTGAAGTTAGGACTTATGGCAATGACGACTACGATCACGTAGAAGGCAAGTACAAACTAACAGACAAGTTAGAACTTGCACTTCGTTATGCAGAAGATGGTACCAACACAGAGATTCGTCCAAAGCTAACACACAAGATTATGAAAGCAGGTCCATTAAGTCTTGCACACAGAATCGAGTATCGATATCACGAAGGTGTGAAGGATGACAACTGGAGATACCGTGGTATTATCGGTCTTAAGGCAGGTAGTGCATGGGTTAAACTACAACCACGTTGGGAGTTTGGTGCTGGTAAAACTGGCGACGCCAAAATTGATAACGTTAAATGGCAAACAGGCTACGACTTTACTCTTTCCAAGTCAGAGACAAGTGCTGTAAAATTTACACCATATGTTGAATATCAGACTGACGGTGAGGATGGCGACTGGGCTAAGAAGCACATGATTCTTGGTACAAAGTTATCAGTTAAATTCTAATTGACATTTAACAGTAGTTCACATATAATAAAGGGGTAGTTTAGCTACCCTTTTATTTTGGAGTTTTTATGCACTTTCATCTACACGGCTACGGATACGTAGGACGAGCCATATACAACAAGTTTAGTCAACGTGACACGTTTACTATTTTTGATCCACTTTACCCGGAACTAGAAACCTGCACAGACAAACAACCAGATGGTGTTATTGTGTGCGTACCTACACCAGCAAACGGTGAGGGCAGTTGCAACTTCTCAATAGTCGCTAGTGCAGTTAGAAATTATGATAGACAAATACCCATACTGGTCAAAAGCACAATAGACCAAACTGGTCTGGATCAGCTGGTAGACTATAACATCACATTTAACCCAGAGTTCTTACGTGCTGAAACAGCAGACGCAGACTATGCTGATCAAACACATATCTATATAGGTGGTGGCAGTGTTGACTTTTGGGAGATGGTATTCTTTAGACACTTTGCCAAAGCATACATTGTCAAAAGCGATATACCCACACTGGTACTGACCAAATACTTTAAGAATGCTTTCCTAGCAACCAAAGTTGCATTCTTTAATCAAGTGTATGATATATGCCAAAAACAAGGTGTCAAGTTTGAAGATGTTAGACGTTTTGTAACACAAGATGCAAGGATTGGTGATAGCCACAGTTGGGTCACACAAGAACGTGGCTTTGGCGGAGCCTGCTTCCCCAAGGATACACAAGCATTAGTATATGAGCATCCAGAAGCAACACTGGTACAAGAGGCCATTCGCTACAATAACAAAATACGATAAATATCTTAATGCGATATTACGACCTACTTAGAGAATACAGCCGAGACAAAACAGTTCAAAACTGGGGTAAAAAAATTGCCGCTCGGGTTGAACAAGACCGTACATTATCATCTAATTTTAAAGATATAAAAGAACCAGAACAAATTGCTAAGTTTGTTGCTGACTTTATTATTAAGCCACTTGAACAAGCAGACCCTACTAAAAATAAACAATATGTACAAAACTTAATTAAGTTTTATATTGCTGGCGAACAGTTAGAAGATTTAACAAGTACTGCTGTAGAATACTTGACTAAGTTCCATAAACTTAAAGCAAAGAAGATGATACCGTCGCCACGTAATGATATCAATCGTTATGCGAGCTTTGGTGATTTTGCCAGTGTTATTGATGAGTATCCTGATCTTGAAGAAAAAGAAAGCATGCCTAAGGGCGAGGCTAAAGAAGTCTACAAAGATGCTAATGTACGTATTATATCACCCGAGGACAAAGAAGCGGCTTGTTACTACGGGCAAGGAACACGTTGGTGTACAGCGGCTACTAAAGGACAAAACCTGTTTGACTATTATAATAAAGACGGCCCTATGTACATACTGATACCTACCAAACCACAATACAACGGAGAGAAATATCAGATACATACAGCATCTAGACAGTTTATGAACCAAAAGGATGAGCGAGTGAGCCCTCACAAAATAGTGGATCGTTTTGGAGAGGACTTCAAAGCCTGGTTGTTCAAAACAGTTCCTAATTTTGAAAATTTATTACAAGACGTAGAATTTTTCCCTGACGACGACAAATTGGAATCTGCTTGGAAAGATATAGGAAAAATAGTTGATACCCTGCTTTCTTCTAACTCAATCGCGAACGATCGGGTAAGTAGTATACGTGAAGTTGCTGAAATGTCAGCAGATGAGATCAGAGGTCTAGCATCTGAATATAAGGATTATGATGCGTCAGAAGAAGTGCCTGTGATTACTGATTTAGCAACTGTTTATTCCTGGGCCATACGACGCAAGTTCACCGGCGCCTATCTCGAGTACAACGAGGAAGAACTGCTGTACGACGTACAGGGAATAAAGGTTAGTTATAAAGACGGTAATTTCACAGTAAGATAAAGGTTGACAAAAACACAGGTAATATTGACATAGAATATCCTTCTATGGGTTGACAAACACTCCTATAGAGTCTATAATTAGCTTCTAATCAACTAAAAGAGGCATTATTATGTTTGAAAACATCGATGTACGCAAAGTAGCAAATGGTTATATTGTTTCAGTTACTACTGAAGATGGTGAAACACACGAATATGTTTTTGACACACCTCGTAAAGTTATGACTTGTGTAAAGAAATTTGTGAATCCTAAGGTTTCAGCAAGCAACTAACATACACCGATAAATAGATTTATTCAAAGAACACTGGAGTTATATGTCAAAGACAGTATTGATTACTGGCGGTGCGGGTTTTATTGCGCATCACGTAATAGATAAGATCCTTCGCGAAACAGACTGGAATATTGTGAGTCTTGACAGACTAGATATTTCAGGCAACCTAAACCGTTTGTGGGATGTACTACAGGAGCATGATCCTAAAGAAGTAGCACATCGCATGAGAGTTATCTTTCATGATCTCAAAGCAGAAGTCAACAGCCAAATTGTACAGGACATTGGACACATAGATATTGTGCTACATCTTGCCGCGGGCAGTCATGTAGATCGCAGTATCACATACCCAATGGAGTTTGTGCAAGACAACGTTGTGGGCACTGTGAACATGTTGGACTACGCAAGGAAACACTTGCCCAATCTTGAGCAGTTTGTTTACTTCAGCACAGATGAAATATATGGTATAGCACCACCTGGTGTGGCATATAAAGAGTATGACAGGTATAACAGTACCAATCCATATAGTGCATCAAAAGCGGCCGCTGAAGAGTTTTGTGTAGCATATGAGAATACTTACAAGATGCCAATCACTGTTACACACACCATGAACGTGTTTGGTGAGAGACAGCATCCTGAAAAGTTTATCCCAATGACCATACAGAACGTGCGTGATGGCAACAAGGTTATTATTCACGCAGACCCAACACGTACAGTTGCTGGATCAAGAATGTATATTCATGCCCAAGACGTTGCTGATGGGCTAATGCACATTCTTAATTTGAAAGACTATGTACACACAGGCGACTATGGACATGCACATTGTCCAAAGTTTAACTTGGTAGGTACAGAAGAAGTTGACAATCTGCAGTTGGCACAATGGATTGCTGAAGCAGTAGGTAAACCACTCAACTATGAAATGACCGACTTCCATACCAGTCGTCCAGGACACGATATGCGTTATGCACTGGATGGTAGTTTGTTAGCAAGCCTAGGGTGGGAACCAAAGATTAAACTAAGCGAACGTATAAAACAAGTGGTCCATTGGACCTTGGAAAACAACAGATGGTTGCGTAAATGATTAAACATTGTTTTGTAATGACAAGTGCAGTAAATTCAAAGTTTGGTGTATACAGCCCAGCGGCCAGACTACAACAAACATTAACCACAATAACCAGTATCAAAAGTTATATTCCAGATGCAAAGATCATAGTAATGGAGTGTACCGGAACACCACTAACGGATTCCCAGAGTGACCTGTTAGAAGAACGTTCAGACTTGCTGATTGATTACAGTGAGGACGCTGAAGTACAAGCGATATACAACAGTACTGATAACTGGGATATTGTAAAAAACAGTACTGAGATATTGTGTTTTGGTAAGACACTTCGCCTATGTTTGGAGGATGGCGACTTTGACGGTTGTGATAGGATTCACAAAATGTCAGGTCGCTATGTTCTAAACAGTCAGTTCGCTCCAACAATGCCACTGTACGAACAACATGCAGATAGAATCATCATTGGTGAAAAGTACAAAAGTCAGTTTCCGCCAGGAGTAACTGGAATTGACTTGCAGTACATGGCTAGACTTTGGTCGTGGCCTGCTGACATTACAGAGCGTATCATCAAGGTATACGAGGACAGTTTGTACTACTTGGCAGATAGAGTAAAGCAAGGTGGATACGCAGACATAGAACATGTGTTGTACAAGTTCTTGCCAGCTGACCTGGTTACCGAAATTCCCGTACTTGGTGTAGAAGGAAGTATAGCACCAAACGGTCAACCTATACAAAACTAAAATGCAAAACTGTACACCACTCACAAAGTGTCTTGCATGTGGTAGTGACAACTTAGAGTTAACACTGGACTTAGGTCTGCAACCACTGGCAAACAACTTTTTAAAGCAACCAGGACAAAACGAACTGTACCCACTAGCAGTTAACAGATGTACTGAATGTCATCATCTACAATTAACAGATGTAGTTGATCCAGAAATCATATACAAAGACTACGCATACGTAAGCGGCACTAGTCAAACCTATGTAGAATACATGCGTTGGTTTTGTGATTGGACTCAGGAGTATGTGGGCAAAGCCCGTGGCAATGTACTGGACATTGGATGCAATGACGGTACACAATTAAGCATGTACAGCGCAACAGGCTACAGAACATTTGGTGTGGACCCAGCAGAAAACTTATATGCAACCAACAGCAGTGTAGTAGACGAAATGATTTGTGGTTTTTGGGATCAGCATGCAGTTGACCAAATCGGCAATAATAAATTTGATATTGTTGTAGCACAAAATGCATTTGCGCATAACCCTAACCCTGACGAATACTTAAAGTTGCTCAAGCCATTGATTAAAGACAAGGGTTATGTGTTTATACAGACAAGTCAGAGTGAAATGGTGCAAAATGGTGAGTTTGACACAATCTACCACGAACATGTTAACTTTTACAACATCAACTCGATGCAAAAGTTATGTGAACGTGCAGGTTTGTTTTTGTGTGATGTTGTAAAAACACCATGTCATGGGACCAGTTATGTGTTTGTGATTAGTGCTACCCAGTCCAGACCCCAGCACATACACAATCTTAAACAACTTGAAAAAGAACTGTACACACCCGACATATACTCAGTGTGGGCCACTCGTGCTAAACAAATTGCTCAACAATATGATAAAGCAATTACTGATTTACAAGATCAAGGCTACACTGCTATTGGGTATGGTGCGGCCGCAAAAGGTAATACTTTTTTAAACTATGTTGAAACAACATTGGATGCAATTATTGACGACAATAAACTTAAACAAAACACATACAGTCCAGGCAAAGACATTGGCGTAGTAAGCATGGACAGTCTATTAGAAAACATCTCAGATAATCACAAAGTTGTGTTTGTACCGCTTGCATGGAACTTCTTTGACGAGATCAAAGCAAGAATACTAACAAAGAGAAACAACCCAAACGATAAGTTTATTAGATATTTCCCCGAGGTAAGAGTTGTATAAGTTTCCACTGATTGAGCTGGTAGACAGATACACAATAGCACAGGTCAAACACCAGCGAACCAACGGTGCAAATCAAGAAGAACTGGATTTTTATCAAGCACAATTCAAAGAATTTGACTTTGAGAAAATATCCGTTTGGTTAACAGCACTGGTGGATCTTCACAATTCCATTTGGGACTTGGAAGATGATTTTAAAAAATGCAAGTTGGACAATGTTGACCTAGAAGAAATAGGCCGCAGGGCGTTGGAAATAAGAGACTTTAATAATCTAAGAATACAAATGAAAAATCATATGGCCAAGTTGCTGGATGATCCAGTGAGGGAAATAAAAAATGGCTAATTTTAATTTTGTGTACAATGGGTTGGTAGTAGATATTGAACTACCTGTTGATGATTATTTGATGTTTCAATTTGACATGCTTGATATCAATGATCCTGCTGATTTTATTTCGAGACTATCTGCTAGTATTGCTAATGTGCCTGCAAGTCCGGCCGCTCCACTGATAATACTCAATGCCATGCACGGGAATTTGGACGAAAACAACGGATGGATAGCTCCGTTGAATTCATTGGCTGATTGTATACCTAACAAGATTATAGTGATCAATGGAAGATTGAACAATATATCTCGCGATATTTCAGAGTTAAGGTTTGGTCTGTACAGGGTCAATCAGTTTTCGCAGTTTGCAAATTTAATATATGACAAACAAGTTAAAGTGTCTGGCAGAGACGCAACACAGGATATAAATCACCCCAAGGATAAGAAACTATACTGGGCCAGTACCAAAGATATCTACTGGCGACGGTACATGTTAGCAGGACTGCATAACAACGATGTTATCAAAGATAGTCTTGTAAACTATAAGTGCATAGTGTCTGACATACCTAATGACATCAACACATACGCTGTTAGAACATCAGATGAATCTGTCAGACAACATGTGATTAGTGAATGTGCTTCTATGCATAATGTTGTACCGTTGCCTTCGCTAGATGATACTATTGAAGTTGAACACACTGACTGTAAATTTCATTTAAGGGCGTTGGTTGGGTTGAGTATCGAAACATTCTATGAGTCCCCGGGAATATTCTTTAGCGAGAAAATCTTCAATAGCATTGCATATAAACAGATATTCTTTTATGTAGGAGCTCAAGGTGCTCTTGACTGGTTACGAACGCATCGAGGATACAATACATTTGATCATATTATTGATACCAGCTACGACAATATCCAAGACAACTGGGAAAGATTGATCGCGGCTCGTAAAAGCCTACTAGACTTTATCAATCAGCCTATAGAAAAGATTGCTGAAATATACAACGATTGCAAACCACTGATAGAACAAAATTTTGAAATTTTCAGAGATGAAGGTTTCTCTAACGACCTCTACTACACAATAAAATATCATTTAGACAATGAAAAAGCCACCTGAGTACCCCGAAACACGCATACTGGTAAGACGCAGAGCCGCACTAGGTGATGCGATTATGGCCACTGGTGTTGTACGTGAATTACGCAAACGTTTTCCACGTTCAACTATCGACATGGCCACAGAGTTCTTGGATGTGTTCAACAACAATCCACATATCAATCATTTGTATCATACCAATGCAATGCCGGACCCTAGCACCTATGACATGTATGTTGATTTGGATGATGCTTATGAACGTGCAAAAGACATGCACTATGTGGACTGTTATTTCTATCGTGCGTTCGGCACAGACATCAGTACAATAGAGGACATGTCGCCTGAACTGTTTTACAAACCACAGCAAGATGACAATGCAGTAGAACATTTTCAGTTGGTTAATGAATTAGACAAGTACATCTGTATACACATCAGACAGTGGTACTGGGCAATGAAGAACATGGCATGGGATACATGGTATGCGGTGTTTGAAAAGTTGTTTACTGAACGCACAGACTTTAAGATTGTGTGCGTTGGTAGTAAGCAGGACGGCATGGTAGATCATCCGTTGTTTGTGGATGCAAGGGGCAAACTGAATCTACAGCAAACCAAACTGCTGATGGATGGTGCTGATTGTTTTGTGGGCATAGACAGTGGGCCATATCACATAGCGTCTGCAAGTAAAACCAGTATGGTCAGTCTGCACACACACTTGCTGCCGGAACGTGTAGCACCCAGGGATAAAGAAGTAACCGCAATCAAAAGTGAAATTGATTGTGTTGGTTGTAATGAACTACAACCCAAACCAGTAAGACAAATCAATTGCATACACGGACCAGAAGACTTCCGTTGTAGCCGTCTGTTTGATGCAGACAAAATATCAAAAGCAGTATTGGAATATCTATGAGCAAAGTATATAAACATTCGGGAACATTTGGTGATTTGATCTACAGTTTGTTTGCTGTGGAACGCATGGGCAGAGGCACTATTGCTATTGCACTCAACAATATAGAAAACTGTGTAAGTGATTACGCATACAAACCTGAAGAAGTAGATGAAGCACACCGAGGTCGCTTTACACAAGCAGATTTTGACATGCTGAAACCGTTGTTGTTGGCACAGCCGTACATTGATGATGTGATAGTATGGGACGGTACTCACGATGTTGATTTAGACAAGTTCCGCGGTGTGCTGTTTAGAGGGTTCGAAGGCAACTACGTGCAGGCCATGTGTATCACACACAAGATAGAATTTAACGTAGAGGATTACGACAAAACTTGGCTAACAGCCGCATCCAACAAGGTGGCACCTGTTGTGGTTAATCGCACCATGCGTTATAGAGATTTACAACGTGGTGATGCTATGTGGCAAAAAATGTATCACGATGGCAAGATGGGAGAAAACGCTATTTTTCTAGGCAACGAACATGAACACGAAGATTTTGTTAACGTGGTTGGACCTATACAGCACTACGAAGTAACAGATATGCTAGAGATGGCCGCTGTAATTGAAGGTGCTGATCTGTTTGTAGGTAATCAAAGTGTAGCCTATAGTTTAGCAATGGGCTTAGGCAAGACCGCAGTGCTGGAGACTATGAAAATCAAACCATTACAAAACAACGAATGCTTTTTTCCACGTAACAACATAACATACTTTTGATATGGCTAGACTAGAAGGCTTTATTGAAAAAGGTTGGGGACATGAACTCATATGGGCTACCAACGACAAGTACTGTGGTAAACTAATGAAATTTAATCAAGGAGCAAGGTTCAGTATGCATTTCCATAGTGAAAAAGATGAAACATGGTATGTATGGGACGGTGAGTATACCGTTAAGTATATTGACACCAAAGACGCTTCAGAAAAAGAGATAAAACTAAAGCCCGGCGACACTTGGCGTAATGTTCCTCTGTTCCCACACCAAATTATCTGTGATGTTGCAGGTACCATAATAGAAGTCAGCACACCTGATTCAGTAGAAGACAACTACAGAATACGTCCTGGCGACAGTCAAAAATGATTTTTGTATTTGACACCT